TTCTTTGTTGACGATGATGTCGTCTTCCGTCTTTCCGAGTCGTTGCTCATGGATATCCAAAACTTTATGGATATTTTCTCGGTCACGCTGTGAGTCTTTTAGTTCGTAAGCCAGTTCTTTTATTGTGTCTTTAAGGGCGCTCATTGTATCTTCGTTTTTTTGCATCGCTGTTTTAAACGGATTAACAACAAACGCCCACAATCCAACTACCGATAAAATCGCCCCGCTTGCTGCGCCAATTTGTAGTATGTCAATGTTCATTCATTGCCTCATTTTCCTTCTGTACCAACCGTAGAAACTTCAATTAGTTTACGTACTCGCTCACGACAAAATGCTGGAACGTCATCAATAGTAATCCACCCTAGTTCAATCTGCATTGCAAAGTAATTAATCATCATTGTTTTTTCTCCTTTTTTGTTTTTAAATATGTGTACTGCTATTTTCGCTAGCGGTGTTAAGCGTTGTATCATTTAATTTCCCTCCGTCAGCCATTGTCTTAATCAAATCATTGACAGTCGCTGACATAAGTTTGGTCATATTTTCAACTTTGTCAGACTGTAATTTTGACTTAGCGATTGCATCGTTCAGTTTTTCAAATTGTTCTGCTTCTGCTTTGTCTTTGTAAAGTTGCTCAAAGATAAGCTTTTCACACGTTTTTAAAGTTTCAGCAAATTTTTTATCATTTTCTTCTGCTGGTAGCGTCACTTCAAAATTTGCTTTAATCGTGCTAGACGTAAATGCTAAAATCGCTTTAGTCTCTTTTACACTTTTATCTTCCAGTAAAACTGGGTATCTATTCAAAAATTCAAGCATAATTCCTCCTTTTAAATTATCCAATTAATTTGTCCTTTAACATTAACCGCCCATTTTGACGGATTAAACCACAGAATACGACCATCTGCGCTCACTTGTACATTTAAAACATTCAGTTGTACAGTCCATGCAGTAACCGCAAACATCATGTCACTAGGTATCAAATTCGTAGGCATAGAGCCAACCGTCAACTTATCTATGCCGTTCGTCGCAAAGTCGTACTTAACGGTGACTGTACTGCCTGTCTGTCTATAACTAAAACCATTTCCGATTGACCGCCAGCCTGAGTCTATCGTTTTAGGTAAGCTATCTTTTTTAGCGTACTCACTCCAACCACTCCATGCCCCGTTTTCAAGTACTCGTGTAAAAATAGTTTTGTTCGTACGGTCGTAAAATTGTTGATAAGCATAGTTTGCTGTCTCATGTCTTACAACTGTTACATAGCCTTGTCCAGATCCAGAAGGTCTGTTAGGTCCGTAAGAAACACAATAAAAACCTGTATCTTGTAGAGTATTTAAATCTGTTGCATCATGCCTAAAAGAGCCACCATTATTTAAAGCTAGCTGTTTTTGTTGGATTGGTTTGCCATCAGAATAAATATTTCCTGCGACATTTAAAGAACCTGTATCATCAATTTTTGGTAATGTTCCAATTCCGACGCTGTTTTTATGCCACGACAGCGGAAAAGACTCCGTTGATACGGTTTGTTTAACGGGTGTACCGCCTCCGCTTGCACTAAAAACATCACTAAGCAAACCGTAGACATCAAATGATTTGTCAGCTCCATACGAACCACTAAGCGTAGCTGTTGAGTTAATTAACTCTGAGACAGAGGTATAAGTACCGCTTGCGTTTGATGTGTCTATTGTAAAGCTCGTTGTATTAAGTGGTGCTGTTTTAAAAGTCAGCGTCATTTTATTTTTTTGTACGCCATCGACAATAAGCGGGGAGATTTTAGCATTACGAGTAACTACCAGCTGGTCATTTTTAGCCCCTGCACGTGTGACAGTAAAGCTAAACGCTGGCGGGGAGTATGGTATAACGTTGATTTCTGTTGTCACAGGGTCTGACACCCTGCTCCTACTATCTGTAACTGTAGCTTTAATAGTCGCTTTGCCACTAAAGTTAAATATCCCGAGCGGACCACCATTTTGCTGCGTGGATTGGTTTTTGCCAACCACCTCCGCATTAAAATTTTGGATTGTAGACCCATAAATACCACTAGCCCCATTAAATGTAACGACTGGATTAGAAATTATCTGAACAAAATTATTAGCACCTACAATTGTAGATGCTTTTTGATTTGTGTCTGATAAAGAGAGACTTGAAATTTTTGGCTTGACATTATCAGGTACAGTTAGATAAAAAATACCTGTTGATGTCCCAATGACTGAACCGTTTGACTTAGTATCAACATAAATTGTAGCTGGTGTACTAGTTGCATTTGGAATTGTGCTAGCCCAATCTAAGCTTGTCTTAAAAGTCGTTGACCCTGATATATCACTAGCCACAGTGCCAGTTATCCCGTTAACGTTATATCTGACATCGTATGTAAAACTGTCATTTGTTTTATTGATGTTGACATTTAGCGTATCCCCAAAATAACCACTACTTACCGCAACTGTGCTTGTTCGTGGTATTTTAGTCAGCGTAAATTTTTGGTCTGGTATTGTTAGCGTCCCCGGTGCATATCCTCCAGGTCCATATAATTTAGCTGCAACAACCACAGTCTTACTACCATCAGCGTCGTGTGGGACTCTGATAGTTTTATCAATCAACAATTGATTGCCATTAAAACCAATCGAGGAAGGTGCGTTAAAGTCATATTTAGAGCCAACCCAGGCATAACCACCAAAACTATACTGAGCATAACTGTTAGTACCAGAAGTCAAATAGAGCCTGAATCTTACTTGACTACTATTATCTGCGATTGACGTTGAGACCTCGTCAACGATATAAGTTAAGCGATAACTCCTATCAGAGTTACTATAATAAGTTGTCATTTAACCTCCTTCCTATCCAACGTAGCGAACAACATTTATGTCCGGATTTAACTCGTATTGCTCGATGCGGTAACGTCCAATTTGTAGTTTGGTCGTAAAGATACCGCTATCGATAACAAGCACACTCTGAGCTATATATGCTACTTCTTTACCACTTGAGTAAAAACTGATGCGATCGTTATCAACTCTAACGCTTGACGTTCCATCTTTTTGTCCGATTACAAGACCGTCCTCTGACTGACTCATAAATTTAGTAACAAAATCAGTGCGTATCTGCATCTCCCCAATTGTTTGTTGTACTGCTATCATGCGATTAGAAGCGTCTATCAGTTTTTGTTCTGATAGTTTTTGTCCTTCTTCTCGTGCCTTGATTTCGTCTTGCAGTGCCTTGACCCAGCCATTGACCGTATCTAACGTTGCTTTAGATTGCAATTCAGCTTCTGCAATGCGAGCACGTTCGGCAAGTTTGTTTAACTGCTCGACAGTAAAATCACCGTCAGCTTTCGAATCAAGATTACTTGCTTTATCAGCTTCCGATTCTTGCCAGTCTCCTGTCTTGTTACCTCTAACGAGCATAAATCCACCAGTACTGAAACTACCTTGCTCCGATGACACCATCGCGAAGCGTGGTCTAATTTTACCTGCCTTAGTTGGTGTAAAGGTGATTTCAAAGCGTCTAAGACTAGAGTCAACGTTTTTTATAATTGTCTCTCGTTGTGTATCGCTAGTAATAAAACCATCTGCTATATCATAGAGATAAAAATATAAATTCCCGGCTACCTCACGTTTAACATAAGCACTAAATGTATATGTTACACCTTGCTCAACCATAATGTCTTTTGCGTGTGATACCTTTTGGCCGCTTATCCATTTTTTAAATGTAAATGGATAATTAGAGATGTTTTCATCTTCTAGTGTTGCAGAAGTAAACCAGTCTTCTCCGCTAAATGACTTAGTGCCATCAATTAGATTGTTTGTCCCAACGACAACAGTCCCGATCATATCAGTCCAGCGATATTTTTTAGGGTCGTTTGAGTCTATTGCATCGTAGTCAGTATATTGCCCAATGTAGCGCTTGTTTGCGCTATCAGACACGCTAAAATCAACTGTCCCATCTGCGCTATTTGCATAAGCAACATGCCAGTAAGGCGTCTTTCCGTCTACTCCAGCAGGACCTTGGATACCTCTAGCACCATCAGCGCCTTTTATTAAATTCCACTTGTACTTTTTAGGGTCACTTGAGTCTATGACATTATCATCAACATACATGCCTATGTACGTTTTGCCAGTATTATCAGATACGCTAAAACCAGTAGTTCCGGTTTCGTCAAGGGCGTAAGCGATGTGTGTGTACGTTGCTTTCCCGTCTTTTCCATCAGTCCCATCCTCAGTATCTGTAAAGGATATTTGTGTACTTGCTACAAGTTCCTCGTTAACGTAAGCTTCGACTGTTATGTTTAAAACATGGCTAAAGTCACTTGCTTTAACTGTTAGCGATGGTCCGACATCAATCAGTGAGTCACCATTTTTGTAAAAATAAACAGCTTCATAGTCTTTCCCATTTTTTTGCAAGCTAGGCGTTAATACAGACTCACCAACCCCATTTTTAAAAGCAACTCCGTTTGAAGTCGCTAGTTGTATCTCGTATGGAATAGATTCGTCATAAAGACGTAGCATATCACTAATTAAATCAGAAGCTAACTGACTTTCTTTTTCGACAAAATTGCTGAATTTAGTTTTGTTAGAGCTGGGATTTGTTATGGATATTTCTTGCTCAATAACCCTCGCTGTGAGAATTAGCGGCGGTTCGTATCCGTCGTCCTGTATTCGCACAACATCACCAAGTTCTAAATCAACATATCCATCAACTTCATAAGTGACAGCTGGATAAGCGTGTGCTTTTAGATCTTTTAAAGCAGTTGATATCAAGACATCTTGGCTGTCCGTCTCAACTTCCATGTCTTTTCGTATCCAGTTGTCTCGTGTCTCATTACCGGTTAAAACAGATGGATAGCGGTCTCTTGATAAAGGTGCGTACAAAAATCCATTTTTGAGATAGTACTCTACTTTACCGTTTTCGTCTTTCCACTCTTTGTAGATTGAGTTGTCAATGTAGATGATTTGTTCTTCTTCGTATGATTCTGTCTGTGCTTCTTGCACGACTTCCTCATATGATATTTGTGTACCGCCACTGACTTGCTGTGTTGTTGCCCCGTTAACAGACATTCCTTGCGCTATTTCACGAGGGTAACATACTGTCTGCAATCCTCTAGCAAAAGCGTTAATCTCATACGAGTTTTCCATGACATACATGCGTCCAGCGTAATTCTGCTCTAAGACAGTGACTCTTGTTTTAGACACACTCTTGATTGGATGTATACTATAAAAGTAGACAGAACTTTGTGTGTTATAATCTGTTTTAAAAGACACAAAAACGAAAGGACAACCTATGTCAACATTTAAACGCTACGACGAAGAATTTAAACAATCCCTTGTCAACCTTTATCAAACTGGAAAAACTCAGTCTGAACTCTGTAAAGACTATGGGGTATCCACTTCTGCGCTTGCAAAATGGATCAAACAGTATTCTCAAGTCAAACTCGAAGATAATTCTGTACTTACTGCCAAGCAAATACAAGAGTTACAAAAACGTAATGCACAGCTTGAAGAGGAGAACCTTATCCTAAAAAAAGCAAGTGCCATATTCATGCAAAACTTAAAGTAAGACTCCTCGCTGTCTATCGGTTACGCTTTGAACACGCCACAACAACCTTGTGTCGTGTTTTACGTGTCAATCGCTCCACTTACTATAAATTTCTAAAACATAAGCCCTCAAAAAGAGAATTGGATAATCAAATTTATAGAAAACAAATACTTGAGATTTATACCAAAGCGAACAAAAGACTTGGTGTGAAGTCTATCAAGGTCATTCTTC